CGCCCCGTTGAGTAGAAGGGAGTTTGTTGACTCCTTCCGGGGCCGGAAGAGGAAAATCTATGCAGCTGCTTCGGAGGATCTCTTGAGGAAGGATCTTTCCCCGAAGGATGCTGAGGTTAAGGTCTTTGTCAAATACGAGAAGACAGATAAGACTCGTAAGACAGATCCAGTTCCTAGGGTGATTAGCCCAAGATCACCCAGGTACAATGTAGAGGTAGGGCGATTTTTGCGTCCACTCGAGGAGAGGGTCTTCCGTGCTATTGGGAAGATGTTTGGGCATCCAACTGTGATTAAGGGGATGAACTCACAGAGGAGTGGGACTGTCCTTCGGGAAAAATGGGAGAAGTTTGGTAGGCCGGTTGCAATTGGTCTCGATGCTAGTCGATTCGATCAACATGTTTCTGTCGACGCTCTGTGTTTTGAGCACGATGTGTATAATCGTTGCTTTCCTCGCAGGAGGCATCGGGACCGTCTCAGTTACTTGCTGCGTATGCAACTACGCAATGTTTGCCGTGGGTACACGGCAGACGGCAAGTTGAGATACACCACAAACGGGGTTAGAATGAGTGGGGATATGAACACCAGTCTCGGGAATTGCATCCTGGTCTGCTGCATGATTCGCGCTTATGCCCTTGATCGTGGTGTTAATTTGCAGTTGGCCAATAATGGTGATGATTGTGTGGTGTTCATGGAGCAACGAGACCAAGCCAAGTTTATGGATGGGCTTGATGGCTGGTTTCTTCGAATGGGGTTTAATATGGCGGTCGAAGACCCCTGTTACCAATTTGAGGAGGTCGAGTTTTGTCAAACCCACCCTGTGTGTGTCGGGGGCAATAATTTTATTATGGTCCGTCACCCAAAATGGGCAGTTGCTAAGGACACTTGTTGTGTACACAACTACATCACACCAAAATCTTTCAAAGGATGGTTGCACGCTGTGGGTACAGGTGGCATGGCCATGACGGGGGGTATACCGGTGTTTCAGGAATTTTATTCCGCTTATTTGCGGGCCGGTGAATTCAACCCCAATATAGAGTCTGGCCTGTCATGGGGTGTTCGCACCCTTGCCAAAGACATGACCAGGGGGTATTGTGAGGTACTCCCTGAGGTACGTGCTAGTTTTTACTGGGCCTTTGGCGTTACCCCTGATGAGCAGTTGGTGATTGAGGATTTTTATAGGGGGGTGGAGATTGGTTGTCTTCCTGTTGGGCAACTCACTTACCAATCTCCGCTTCCCCTGTAGCCGGCGGGCTCTAAACGTATGGGGTGTTGCGCATTAAATGGTCCAAAACGTTCCTATCTCAGGGTAAATATTTACGTGCTAAGCAAAATGCCGAACGACTGCACGGAACCTGCCTTAGGGTTGCGCGACATGAACAGTCTCTGTTGAGGTCGGGGATCCCATATAACCTCAAATTTTCAATTGGAAGTATTATTATTAAGAAAGCAAGCAATTTTTCCAATATTTATTTATTTCTATGCCTCGTCGTGGTGCTCGCCTTGTGGTGGTTTCTAAAACCAACAAAAAGAAGCAGGGTAAGCGACTTCGTGGTAATAAACCCAAGGTTATAGGTACGGAGGTCGGGCTCTATAGGCCTCCGAGAAACGAATTGGGTTCTCTCACTAAGAGCGTGGTTAATCCGCGTATTACATCCAGGAAGCGTCGGAAGAATTATTCTGGATTGCCTCAAGTGGTGGCCGCATACATTGATCCTTTCGACGAAGCGGCCTATTCTGTGAGGTATCCTGATTCATATTTAGGTATGAGTTCTCCGTTTACTGGCAAGTTGGTGCGCACGATCAACACGTCGTTTGCAGCGGGTGGTCTTACAGATTTGAATCTGGTTAATGTGACGCCCCTGCTAGGATCTTCACTCTTTTGTGTCACACCCGACCCGGAGGTGGCTTATGTTCAGGGTATCTGTGGGGTGCAGGCGGGGGGTGCGTTCGGGACTATTCCTGGCACCTTCTTCTGGCCCAATGGCATACTTTTTACAGCCGCCGCCGGGTCGTTGAATGCATTTTCAGGATCTTCGGGTGTGATCGACACTGATTCTTCGATTGGCAATATGGTGCAATACCGGGCCCAGTTTAGTGGTGCAAGGTTGGTTGCCGGTGGTGTCAAGATTTTCTCTGTTCAGAATTTCGCGACAATCAGCGGCACCATCCATATAGCACCTATCTTCATTGGGTTGCAAAAAGATGTCAATATTGGCGGTGGGTCTTTCGGGGGGGACAATCAACCTTTGGTGGGTTCTATGGCTAATGGATGGCAGTGTCAACTGCCCGCCAATTTGGAAATAATGTCCGCCATGCCAGGTTATGTCCAGTTCCCGATGTCAGCGCTAGAGGAGGATGAAGTGGTGTGTATCTTTAGTCGATACGGTGATGAGGCCAAGTTGTTTAAACCAACCGGGCAGATGTGGGGTACAGACGACTCCACCGGAGCACATTTGAATGGTAGACGAGGGCAGGCTGATAATAGTAATGGGGTTGGCCACTACGCAGTGTGTGTATTTGTTGATGGGTGCACCACCTCCTCCGGTGGGGCGCTCGCTAACGCCACACCACTATTAAATATGGAGTGGATAGGCCATTACGAAGCCCAGCCCAGCGGATTCAATGTCTTCGCTACGAACACCACGCTTTTTGGTGGGTTTTTCGAAGCGGAGCGGTGTAAGTCAGCGCCACATCAGCCATTGTTGATGGCAGCGGCAGATAATATTTCAGCGGATATTCCGACAGTGAGGTGCATCGATGCAGCTGGAGTTGAGGAAGCTGATTTCTTGACAACAGTATCAGAAGCTTTCAAATCTTCTGTTAAGATCGCTACAAGTATCGCTGGTGCCGTTGATGTTATTGGTCCAATGCTGTCGGCATTGGTGTTGTAGTTGTTTAAGTATTGTTATGATTATGTTCTGGGACGAGGGCTGTCCCTCGCACACACGTCAACGAGCTCGTTGTAGGACCCAAAAATATTAGCATAGGGCGTTGTTTGGTTGCATATTTCTTCTCGTTGAAATCCTCAGAAAAAGATAAAAG